AGAAGATCCTTAGACAGGATCTCTCCGTTCTTGATCATCTTGGACAGTTGACCTTCCGTAACACCCATAGCCCTAGCGGCAGTTGCAAAAGAGCCCGGCAGCAAGTCGCCCAATTGGCGTCGCAATTCTTCCATCGATACCGTTCCCTTGGACAACATCTGCTCTAGGGCGAGGAAGACGAGACTCATCCGCTCACTGTTTAAGCGCATTGCAGGGCCAGCTACAGTAGCTGCCTCGAATATCTTGCGTTGCATGGTAAGTTCAACGTTCGATAGTCTGGCTGCAGTCGTGAATTTGGCGTAAGGTTCAACCAAGGTGCGGACGTTCTGGCCGAGTCTGTTACTCAGATCCAGAAGGTATTGATAGGACTCGGCATTCAAGACAGCTGCACCAGTAGAGGCTTCCAACTGAGCGTTGAAACGCTCCATGTCCATTGTGGCTTTGATACCAGCAGCGCCGAGGAGGCCAATACCCGTGACAACGCCTGTTGCTCCGGCGATCATCAGAGTCATAGAGCCACCAACAGATTCGAACAGAGCTGCCATTACAGCCAATCGAGCCCCGACCCCACTCAATGGACCGATAGCTAGAATTGCAGCTCGCTCGAGATCCCTGAAGGCTAAGGCGAGGCCACCTACCTCTTTCTGTGAAGCCAACCGATTGCCACCTGAGATGATGGCACCCATCCCGATGGACGCACGGGAGATCTGCGATCGATTCAGGAGATCGGCTTGTTGGGTGAGAGTTCTGTTGACCCTCTTGTATGCCTGATCAACCTTGTCGATCTCGACGGCTGCAACACCCGCTTCTTTCATGCGGGAGATAGTAGCTGAAGTCCTCGTAAAGAGCGTAGTGAGGATACGCTCGATCTGCGCGAACTTGCGATACTGCTTCTGGACAGTCTCGTCTTCAACCTGACCAAGGCGTTCGACTTCCTTACCGTATTTACGAAGAGCAGTAAGGGACTGCTCGAGCGCCTTAGTTTCTGGTACGAGACCGAATCCTACGGTTCCCAGATCGATTGTTCGGCGGGTCGCCATTTTTGTAAACGTGCTCCTTGAGGTACATGACCCAGCGGGCGAACTCGTCGCCCCCCATTGCCTTTACCTCCGACTCTGTCTTGCCCAGATGGTATCCGACACTCTGGATCAAGAACTGGTAGGAGTCCCGCCTTAGTCTTTTCCCGCTTCCTTCAGCTCCACCGGTAGAAGCTGCGAGTTGATCACGTTCATCAACTTCTGATAGTGCCCACCAGCCGGCAGACCCATCAGGACATCGAAGTCCGAGTCTTCGAACACGGGCTCTTCAGTGCCAGGTACGAAGCAACAGGCGATGAGATAACTCGCCATGCGCTTCCTGTTGTCGGTCTCGTTCACGGCATCGAGCATCTGCCCGATTGACATCTGGCGAATCTCGACTTCTGCACCATCATCCAGCTTGACAACCGTCTTCTTGAGCTTCTCGTCCAGAACTTTGGCACGAATGCCATCGCGTACTGTGGTCATATTCTACTCCTTCACTGAACACCTGCAAGATCCCTGAGGGCATGTGCCTCCAGGGTTAAATCAGCACTTACACGATTGTTGGGGCACCACTCCCTTGGATGTTGACGGCAAATGTGTTCACCGACTCCATCCCAGCCGTGAGGGAGAGGCTCGTGAGAACGCCGGAACCTTTCCAGCCAGCGACACCGTCGTGGAGATACTTGCCGTATACTGGCAGATCTCCCAGGAACCGATCGAGCGCCGTCTTAATGGCACCTGGGATCGGTGAAGCCGGCGACGTCGAGTGGAACCAGCTGAATGGCGACGTGAGACCGGGCGTCGAGGCATAGTACGGGACGTTCAGCTCGAACCGGAGGTTCTCCTCTTCCAGTGCCCCGACGTTACCGGACTGTCTTTGGGACATGAGACGGAAGAAGCCTCGAGCGATGGAGCCACTAAACTGCGTCCCGTCAGGGTTAACCTCGATCAGCCATTCCTGGCGATCATCGATCTCCTCTGCCCATCCGTCGGCTGCCAGAAAGACGCTTGGCAGCTCCAGCGTGACGGTCTTCAGACCTGGCGTGTGCGTGTGATAGCCCAGATTCGCCTGGAGAGCTGGCATATCGGAGTTCCGGATGGCCTCGGCCGTCATGTTGAGCGTGAAGCCGGTGTACTTCGCGATCGCCGTCGTCATCGGGAAGTAGTTCCCCGTGATCGTGACCGAACCCGTGACAGTATAGGCGGGCTTGAACGTCACTGTTCCCAGCAGATAGTCGATGTGGTCGACGTCGGCCGTGTGATCGACAGCGTTGTCCTCCACCACTACCGTGACGCTGCGATCGATTGCACGCTTCGCCGTTGCGGTAATGCGGTACGTCTTGCCCGATACCAAGGTCATCGCTTCATCGGTCATCACCGTAGAAGTGCCGGGCTTCAGGATCTTCGCGGCGTAACCCGGGAAGCCTTTGTACACAGCATTCGCGTTGATGCCCCACGTGATTGGACCCGTCAGGGCAGACTTGTAAGTCTGTCCGAAGATGGTGTCGTCGATTGACGCTCCATCTCGACTGATCTCGCCCTGCCCTCCTGGCAAGAGGAGGTAGGTGATGTCGTCGGCGGAGATTTCGATGCGCTTTGCAGCCATGGTTTGTCCTTTCCTTTACTAGGTAATAGCGACTCTATTTCCGCCGGCTTCCGCCGCGGGCTCGACTATGAACCAGAAATTGGCCACAAGCATTGGCCGCGTGTTGTCATCTTGCCCCAGATAACTCACATCTCCTACCTGGTTGCAAGACCGGTAAGTATCTCCTTGGAGCACCTGCGTAGTCATCCCCAGGAGGCGATTGACGATTGCCTGGATCTTGTTGCTCGCGTCCACGTAGCCGTTCTTCGAACCTCGAACCATCACCTGGACCGAAGGCTCATTTAAGAGCAAGTGAGGATAGGGGGGACGTCCGCCAGTCCTGTTCACAAGGATAACTGTATCGGGCGTGCTCGGGAGTGCTCCAAGATACACACCCCATCCAGTAGTGGCTCCGAACGTACCGAGAGGAGTTCCCCCCACGATTACGTCCTTAACACAGATGGCTGGATCTTTCATTCGTTACATCCCCAGTGCTGAAGCGTAGTCGACGGCTAACGACGTGAGGAAACTATCCATCTCCTCCTCGAGGGCCGACTGTAAGTACTTGGCTCGGGTCGGCGGATTGTGGTTGAGCCACACGTATTCGTGTACCAACGCAGCGTACCACGCAGTAGAGTTGCCGTAGGTGATCGACCCACGAACGTTACCTGGACCTCCTTCTACCTCAAGGATCGCCGACTCGGACAAGCGGCCCGACTTATACGGTACGTACTCCAGACTCTTGTCGAAAACAGGCTCAAGTGCATTCCTGACAGCGTCGGGCGTTACGCTGTGAAGTTGTCTGATGATCCCTTCGTAGTTCTTAATCACAGCCGCCATGCTCTCGCGTGCAGTGATCATAGAGCTACGACGGTAGAACGCCCTTGACCCCTCCCTTACACGTCCAGGGAGACTTGGCCTGAAATCGGCTCTGATCTTGGTAGCCATTACAACACCGCCCTTCTGACCTTATCGAGCGAACGGAGGTCAGGAATCTTGTCGTAGCGCTGGATCTTGAGCGCTCCTGTAATAGCTACAGGCGAGCTTTGAGTGACTTGGTTCCCCTGACAGAGATGATCACCGACAGCCATGTCTCGGTCTACAAAGACCACGGCCTTACTAATCAATTCCCGGCGATCTAGAGAGCCATAGAAGGTCTCCTGGCGGTCTTCCCACCGTCCATCAATCAGTAAGGGAGTAGCGAAGGTATCCCCGCCAAAGCCATCACCTCCAGTGACCCTCCACCAGGTGAGCTTGTGCGGAAGACGGCCTGAGAGGACGCCCATTAATGGCTCACTCCAGGGGATCCACATCAGGGGTACCGATCACGGTGAACTCGGCACGTCTCCTTGGACTTGCTGCGTTCGCAGACATATCCGAGAGGATCCCCGTCGTGTCTAATAAGAGAGCTTGTTGGCCAAAACGAGTCGAGCTAAAACCAGCCTTGTAAATGTCGTGGAATCGCTCCGTCGCCTCACCGATTTGAACGGCGGCTAACGGCCCTTTCTCCCACGCGAGAGTCGCAAAGTGCGCGGCTAGGTAAAGCTCGATACTCTTGAGCGTTGCTTCCGAAGGCCCTTGACCAACGAGGTTCTCCGTGACTAGAGTAGAAGCGACAGGGATGGCAGCAACAATCGCTGCACTCGCCGCGTCGGGGAGTCCAGCAATGTCGCGAACTTCCGCTTGGCCTACTCTAGCCACGTAGAGCTCCCGTTATTTGGCAGCTGGTTTTGTCGCGACTGGACCCGGTTTCGTCGCCGGTACCAGCGCCGATTTTGCCGACACTTCGGCCTCGGCCTCGGACTCGTCCTCGATGACGGGTATGAACTTGTTTGGGAACTTGGCAGCTTCCGATGCCGACATCTCGAGCTGATCGCCTTGATTGAAGGTCTTCTCCGAACCGTCGGCTTGACGTTGGTGGTGTTTGCCTGCTGCGACTTTGAACTTCGCCATGGTGATCTCCTAACTGGTTGACTGCAGTGCGAACAAATGGTGGAGGGTCTCAGCCCCCCACCATTCCGTTGCGGTTGCCCGTTGCGCTCCTGAACGTCAGGTCGCTTACGTGTAGTGCACGACCCCCGACTGGCCCGTCTGATCGGACTTGATACGCGGTGCACCGATCATCATGACCTTGAAGTGGATCATCATGCCGCCGTGCGAGTCCCACATCACGGTCGTGGG